GTCGATTTTATCGATTTATCGGCTCCTGAAAGGGCCTTTAAATCCAAAATTGAACTCCATCACTGATTTGTATCAGGGAGAATTATCTGAAATAGATAAAATTCTATCTCAGTCTCACATCATTTTGAATGAGAACAAAGGTTATTTTAATAGATTACCTTCATTATCAGCCCATTCTTTCGTAAAATCTCTTAAAGCTGGTCCTAATGGATCGGTGGCTATCCAAAACGTCTTAACAGACGCTATTGGTTTAGCTAAATATAGTGAAGTTTATGAGCAGTTCAGAATTTATTCTTTACTGACTAAATCTCAACTAATCTTTAAGTTAGATAACACGATAGAATGGTTATTTGCAACTATAAGTGAACACGGAACTTCTTGGGTTAAATTAGCTAAAGGAATGTCATTTGATGACATTTGTTTAGGTAAGTTAGCCTTTAAAGAAGAAGCCGCTGGTAAACTTAGAGTTTTTGCAATTGTTGATATTTGGACGCAATCGTTGTTTTACCCTTTGCATATGGCTCTCTTTGAATTCTTGAAAAGACTTCCCAATGATGGGACATTCGATCAAGATTCAAGCTTTAAAAGATGTCTGGATAAGGCAGTTTTATATAACTGCGCTTACTCAGTCGATCTTTCTTCAGCTACAGATCGACTACCAATCAAACTTCAGTCTGGTATCATAAACATTATGTTTAAGATTCCAGGCCTTGGAGAGGCTTGGTCTTCTGTTCTCTGTATGAGACCATATTTCATTCGAAAAAATGAATACGGTATTGAGCAAGGCCACTTGATCTACGGTACAGGGCAACCTATGGGTGCCTTGTCGTCGTGGGCCATGTTGGCTACAACTCATCATTTCATATTACAAGTCTGCGCACAACGGGCATATCCAGGAATTAATTCTTGGTACACTCGTTATGAGATTCTTGGTGATGATTTAGTTATCTTTGATAACAAAGTCTATCAAGAATACGTCGATTTGATGATCCTACTGGATGTAGGAACTAATCCATCTAAATCATTATTTTCGGAACAACTCTCAGCATTAGAATTTGCTAAGAGAACCGGAGTTAATGGAATAGATGTATCTGGTATATCTTGGAAACAATTTATATCGGATCCTTCATTAATGGGGCGAATTAATTTATTAATTCACTTTGCTAATAAAGGACTAGTTCAGACGATCCCGATGTTATTAACTATCATTGGGAAAGCCAAAGGAGATAACTCTATCTTAAGGTTACTTAAAGTCAAAGACTCTAAGTCACACCTTCTGTTGGATCAGTCTTTAATGGCCCTTTTAGGTTATTTTGTTCATTCGAACAAAATTACGCTGAAAGATGCAGTAGCGTTCACAATCGATCCTCATGATGAGGATTTGGAGAATTTGGATAAACCAAGTCTTCCTAGTATTATGACGTTGCATGAAATATTAAATTTATATAATAATTCGTTGACTGACCCTTGGGAACCAACTCGTATCTCTAATTTCGATGAAAGAAGGGATACTGCTAGAACCGAAGTTATCGGTTACATGGCAGATTCTATCGCGAGAGACGCATTGTCAAAAGCATTATTGCTTTGTAACAATTACGATCTTCTTCTCGATGGATTCGCAGTTAGTCTCGTGGGTTCAAAGTTAATCTTAGGAAGTGCTAAAGGGAAACCCTTTAACCTTTCTAAAGATGGAAATGAGTCTTCTTGCTTTAACCGTATACAGTTAGCTCAACTTAGATCATTCAGTGAGATGATACTACTTAATGATGAGGATCCTCAGGATCTTCATGATGAAGTGTATGATTTCATGTATAGTCTAAAGGATTTACCTTCAATGAAAGATGCAATGAAATTCTCAACATTAGTCGAAAATTTCGAGGCTCGTTTCAAATTTGAAAGTATCTCTAGAGCAACTGGAAAATCACCAATTGCCTGGCTTCATAAAGATATTATGAATGCTGGTAAAGCAACAGTGACACCTTATCATCGTCTCATAGCCTAGATGCAACCGTTAACATGTAACGATATACATACTGAAAC